TGTAAAAAGTGGTGCTCCTTATTACTATATTATATATCTCTACAACTTCGGCATCTTAATAGATGGAGACTTGAGAGATGGGGTGCTTGGCATCTTAGGCGTTTTATATTGAGATTTCATTGATGACATCTGATTCGCCTGTTGTTCTTGTTGCTCCCCTTGCTGCTTATTCTTATTCTTGATGTATTCCGAAAGATTCTTAACGTAGTACCAAAATTCGTAGTAATACATATTTTCAATCTCGCTCGGTTGCATCCTAAGATGAATACCCAGGTAGAACTTTGTCTTAAAGTAATTCTCCAGCGAGATCTGAAATAATGAAAAGACTTTTGATGCCACCTGGGAACTCAAGAGGGGCTTTCACCAACTCTCCTTCAAAGGTAGTTTCTAGTGTAGTAGATACACCAATTTTCATTCTTTCAGCTAATCTATAGATTACCATGAACTTTTTCTCATCCCATGCTTTATAGTCAACTTCGTGTTGGAAAATCTTACTTAAACCTAAAGTTCTCCAATCTGGTTGCATATAAGGCAATACCTGAATAAATGCTCTATCAAAATCTTGATCTTTTTCTTGTCTATCTTTAAGATATGAAGTAATCTCTTGCATAACACCAATTGTAGGTGGTTTCATTCTAACTTCACCAGCAGAACGTGTTTTGATTACATAAGTTCTTTCTTTTTCAGAATAATATCTTTCGATTTCTTCATCAATTTCACTTGGAACTAAATTCTTAACAGCTAATTCAACGTCAACTTGTTTTTTAGTTTTTTCAGTTTTACCTTTTAAAACTAATTTGTTTTCTGGCTCAGGAAAGGTAAGATCTCTAATACTTAATAAAACAACAATTCTATCCTCTTCTAAAAGATCTTTCCAAGAAAGTCTTTTCTTATCTGCAGTTATCTGCATACAAGTTTCAACAATAGAATTTAACTTTTCTTCCATATCGATGTAATTATTTTCATCCATAGTTGAAAAGTGTCTAATTTCTGCAGCCTTTGCAGATCTAATTTTAATTACAGCATTAGCAGGATAAAATTTACCCTGAGATGGTAATGTAGTTAAATCTAATATATGCCATCCTAAAGCAGAATCAGTAGATTGTGCTTTTTCTGGTGTAAAATTACCCATATTAACTTTGCCTAAACCACCTTCTGTAATCGCGTCTTCAATATTTGAAGCCTGTTCATCAGTAGATTCAACCTTAGGATTGTTAATAGCATCTTTAGCCTCTAGTGCTTTTGCCATCTTTTGCTCTTCCGGAGTCAATTTGTTTGTGTCTTCGCTCATTTTATTTACTTTTTAAGTTTTTAAGATTTTGTTTAATGTAGGATCTCTGCTCTACAGTTCTCCTATCAAGTTCTAATTGTATAAGGGATCTGATAAATGCACTCACAGATACAGGACGTCTTTCCTGATCCAGGGCGTCATTCAAAATAACCCTATTAACTTCTCGGACCTCGTCCTCGGTCAATAGAACCTGTAGTTTTTTTGTTAGTTTATCACTCATAATCTCTTATTATTAGGATATTATATTATGTTTTTCAAAGTTAAAAAAAGAACGTGTTGTTTAGACACGTTCTTTATGATTTAATTCTATTAAATTATGCTAATTCTTCTGAATAAGTATCACATCTCCAAACAACATCCATTGCTACTGCATCTTGTGTTTCGTAATTTAGATCTGCGTTTAAGTTTACACCTGATGTAATGAAACAGTCATCTAAAGTTACTTTTCTGTAAATGTCACCTTCTCTATTGAATTGTACAACAACAATAGTACCTACATAGTTCTTTTTAAGACCCATTTCGCCAGTTTCAGGATTGTAAGCTGCTCTGTACCATTGTCTTAATGTTTTATATATGTATGCTTGGTTTGAATCGTTCAAGTTTAGAGAGAAATTGATTGTTACATCAACTACTGTCGATCCCGGCATTCCGGCAAACGATCTTTGAGCAAACTTATACTTTTGTTCAACTGCAGCTAATTCAACACTAAGTCCATCTAAACCAGAGATTGAATTAACTTGTTGTAAGAGTAACTCTGCACCAGTTACACCTGCTGGAGGTAATAATGTTACCTCAAATAGGTTACCTTGTACTGGTTCGAAATTCCTACCTTTCTTTTGAGTTTGGTCCTCTGAATAATGTGGTAAAGCCATATCTTTTATTTCTTATTTTATTTATATATCGTTATTTTATTATGCAAAGTTACCTGTTGCGATCTCTCCTGTATTTAATACAGTTACCCTAGATACTAGAATCTCAAGACCTTTAACTGGTTCAACGAATGTATCAAGAATACCCATGTTGTTATCGATCACCTCAGTTGTGTTGTTTGAAGTGTCCATAAGGTTCTTGTAGTCGTATACACCACCATCTTTCTTAACTGATTCCATAAAGTTATCAGCTAAAGTTTTGATTTCTAATCTAGTTTGAGCTGTATTAAACTCGAACAGATAGTTTTTAAGAATTTCAGCTAAACCATCTTCAATATAGATAAGAACTTCTCTTACGTGTGCTGAAGATAAGGCTGATTGAATTCCTTGCTGTGCAGTTTTATTACCTTTGATTGTTAAACCAACGCCTCTTTCAAATACGATTGGGTTGTAACCAAATGGTTCAAGTACATCTCTATCATTCTTATCGAATGAGAATTCTAAAGATTGAACACCTGTTCCACCTACAACACCTCTTCTTGGGCCTGCGATGATTGACCATGGTAATGCATCTAAATATTTGTCAATATAGTTATTTGATACGTAAGCTGCTGGTGGAATAACTTTAGTTCTACCGTTCTCAATTACGTTAAGACCAGGACCGTAGTAGAATGCATAGTTTGCACCTTCATTGATCGATGGTAATGTGTAAAGAGCTGTTGGGTTTAACTCTAAGTTACCTCCTGTTGCAACGTTATTCACGTCAAATGCACCAGTGATAGCATTTAAGAATGATGGGTTTGTAGAAGCTTTTAATTCTTTCACCATTGGTGCGTTAAGAATTGCAGAAGCGTTCTGTCTTTCTTTACATAAGAATGATAATTCTTCTTTGTTTAAGATTCCACCGTTCTCTAATGAACCGAATGTATCAACTACATATCTAAATGTAATATTATCTTTATCTACTAAAGCGTTACCTAAACCAGTACCTGGCTTAATTGCTGATAGTAATTCTGCAATACTTTTTGCAGTTTGAGTTGCTCCTTCTAATGGGAATGTCTTATAGAATCCACCTGCATCCTCATATCTCTTAAGAGAGTATGATGGTCTTGAAGAAACTGCTCTATGTGTTTCAAATCTGTAGTAAGTAGTTCCGTTAACAACAGTTTTAACGATCTTTTTAATTCTAGATAGTTTACCACCGTCACCTGGTACATACATACCTACTTTAATATCTGAATTCCAAGTTGCATCATTTGAACCTGATAATGTGAAGATACCTGCACCGTTATCAGTAAATGTCCATCCTTCTGATAATGTTGGGAACATTTCTGCTCTTGCATTTGGAGTTAACGTCCATACATCAAATGATGTATTAATACCCGCAAAGAAAGCTGTTAATGAATTACCAACACCGCCGTATTGAGTACTAAATGAAAGTCCACCTGCACATGAGATTGTTAATGCACCATCTTCTACAGAAACATTTGAGATAGCAACATACTCACCAGCGTTAACTGATTCTAAGAAGTTACCAACTACAATTGATTCGTAAGATGTTGGTGTTGCATCAACTACAATATTACCATCTTCATTAACAATAAAGTTAGCGTTAGATGCCCATGGAGCTGGAGTACCTGGATTAAATTTTTCATAAGATTTTGAAATAGCACCAGAAGCAACGATTGTTACTTGACCTTCACCATTTGCACCCGAACCAGTATTAGTGATACTTTCGATCTTAACATATTCACCTCCAACATAAGCTTCTAAGTATTTAGAATCTGTAATACCATGTAAAGAGGATAAGTTAGCTGCACTTAAAGCAGGATCGTTACCTTGGATGGTTAATGTTGAACCAGCAACTGATACGATACCAGCTTGTGCTGTTAAATCTACGATAGATTCTGCAGCTACTTGCTTCACTTTATGAGAAAGAATCTCATAATCTTGGTAGATGTCAAAGTTGTTACCTACTAGATCAATTTGTGGAAGTGCATCTTCTTGTACTGCACAGAATAAACCAGTTCTTCTAGCCTCCATATTAATTAGAGTCTCGATATACATTTGGTTACCTTCTGCATCAATAAATTCAGGAATTAATGATACACCATTATATTGTGCTAACAGAGTTACTTCTCTTAAACCAGCAAACTTAGCGAATTCTGATTTTAATAACCCGTCTTGAGTAAAGTAGTTTCCGTAGTTTGGATCGTTATTTAATTCAGCAGCGTCAAACTTGCCTTTAAATACAAATACATCTACTAGGTAATCTGATACGTACTCATCTGCATCAATACCTTCTGGAATATTTGATTCACCATACCATTCTCTTGCTGTTAATTCAAAACCTCTAACATCTCCAGCTTGTCTAATGATAACTGTGATTGGATCTTGTTTGATATTAACAAATGAGATTGCGTGGTTTGTGTCTTCTGCAGCAGCAGATAAAAGTTTTTCATCTGAAGGATTCCAAAACTTGTCTGTATCAAATACAGCATTAAATTGCTTTGAAGCAGCATTTGATGCTTGTAATGAATTAGCTGATAAACCTTCTTGTGATGAGTTAGTTGCTGGAGAGAAAATTGATACTCTATCAGCAGCATCTGCACCAGTTAGGTTTAATGCTAGAATAGGACCTCTAGATAAAGCCTCGATAGCTGATCTGTGGAAGAACATTCCTTTCTTTTCTAACGACTTGTCTACACCACCGAAAACTTGCTTGAATTGTTCTACATCTTCTACTAATACTGGAGTATTGTAAGGACCCTTTTTAGATCTACCTACAACTAGTCTAATAGTTTCTGCAGGGATGTTAACAGTCTGTGATTTGTCAAACTCTAAGCGATATACGCCCGAGCTTTTGAACTGTAATAATTGAGGACTTAATGCCATAATCTTTTAGTTATTATTTTTTATTCTTTTATTATATATCCTTGTCTTTCTGCAAATTTATTTCAATAGGTCATAAATATCATATTGTAAATCACCCTGCTGATCACTATCTTTAAATAGTATCGCTTCCATCTCGTCATGGAGTTCAGGGTCTATGAAATCTAAGATCTCTTCCACAAAGTCTGCATAGTCTGTTGTATTAAAAAATTCGGTTGCAGTGATGCAAGTCATTATCACGTCATCATTGCCCATTTGGGCTCCATAACTTCCATTTGGTAAAGTACCAAAAAGACTAGCTTCCGTCACTGTAACTTCATCAGTTAAATCTAATCTATTTATCTTATACAATTTTGCGAAATTCTGGCAGAAGATAGCTTTATTGTCAGATTTTAGTTTGATTCCTGGTTTTAATGCCCTTCCATCATGTCGGTGTTTAAATTTAACTACCATCTCATCATCAAAGTCATTTCTTTGTGGAAATATACTTCTTAGATATTGGAATAGAACTGTACCATAAGTATTATACTCCACGATCATCTTTACGTTTTCTGGATAAAATACATCTACTGCTAAAGTATATAGTACTTTTGCAAAATCTTCAATCACATGTTCGTTTGATCTAAATCTAGCTACTTGTGTAAATTTAAAAAAGTCATACATCGCACCAGGATTAATAACGTTCTTAATTTCTTCTGTGTTCATTGGATTAACCTGAAAGACATTAATTACCGATGAGTCACCACCATTGCCTTCTGCAATATCTACAGAGAATACCCAAAAGTTTTCTGGGTCTTTACATGTATCAATATCAAAGTCTGGATCCCATTCTAAGAAACCGTTTGTATCAATACTAATATAATCAAATTGATCAAATTCATGATAAACATAAGGCTTCATTCTCTTTCTCATCTTCTTCATATCGACTGGGTCTAATAGGAGGTTAGATGAGCTGACGAACTCATTTCCATATTGTTTATTAAATGCTTCAATTGAACCTAAGTTCGCTAATTCTCTTTCATACCATGCCTCGTCTCTATCAGGGTGTTGCCACCAATCAATTCTTGTCGCTAGATATTCATTATCACCTCGATCTGCCGCAGCATAGATTTGATAGAACTTATTAAATCCGTTTGGCGTAGATGTAATTGTTATTCTTGAGACTTTCGATGAGGATAATGTAGGATATACATTCTCGTAAAAAGAATCAGCAATCGATGGATGGACGTGGGCAAACTCATCTAGGTATAAGTTATGGATTGTAAAACCAATACCGGATTTTGCTGTGGTTGACTGTCCTATTAGTCGACAACCATTATCACATCTTACATTCATGACATCATATTTGATAATACCTGGTTTCATAAAGAACGGTAAGTTCTCGATTACTGTTTTGGCTTTATCAATAATTTCTTTTGTTGAATCAGATTTGTTGGCAAGTAGCAGAGTATTCTTATCCATATTAAAGGTAACATACCATGCATTAAATATAGATGCGGTTACGGTTTTACCCATTTGTCGAGCAGCAAGAACAATATTAAATCTATCATTCTGGAAATTCCTCAACATTTCTTTTTGATAATCTCTCAGCTTTACTTGTTGAATACCTTCATCGGTCATTACTACTGCATACTTCTCTGCAAAGTAGACGATGTCTTTGGCACATCTGGCTAACTCGGTAATTTCCTCATCAGTATATTCAAATACAATATTACCCTTCTTTAGAAATTGTCTACCCTCGTAGAATGGTAACTTAATCTTAGGACGATAACCCTGATCCATAGCAACCAACAAGTCGTTGATTTGCCTAGTCGACCAGACAATTCTATCAGCAGAGGTTGCGTCACCTTCTGCTTTGGGAATCCATTTATTATCTCCTACTCCGTCTGACATTTATTCTTCTGTTAGTTCTACGTCTTCAATATCCTCTTCATTAGCACCATGAATACCTGCTTGAATTGCAGCCATTAGGTCTTTTGTACCTCTTTGAATATTTTTATTACTAGAGTCACCACCTGAACTTTCAATTTCTGAGTTATTTGCTCTTTGTTGATATATTTCTAAATCCCTTGCAATTCTTTTTGTACCCTCTTCTGCTGCCATTAAGTACATAGTTTGTGATTTGATAATATCTAACATTGATTTCTGTAAAGTAGCCAATACCTCAAACATCCTAGGTGCTAATTCTCCAGAGTCAATAGTTTCTAATAGAGTAGTCAGTGCTTTTTCACCGGCATTTAACTGATAAATTAAAGATGACATTGTCATTTCATCCATCTGTTTTTTAGCAGCAATATACTCATCCTTTTCGATAATATCTGCATCGAGATAAAATTTCATTAGAGCGGTAATAGTCTTTTGTGCCTTCTTAGTTGCAGTAGACTTTAATTCAGTATAATTAACTAGTGGCGCCATGGCCGTTGGTTTAGCCTGGATAGGTAGATCTTTAGGGTCATTTTCAACATCAAGTGGAGAATCTCCAATTAATGCATCTAGCTCTAACCTAATGTCATCTGCTTGTTCTGCTATTGTTTTTTTCTTTTCGCTCATAATATAATATTATATTCTATATATCTAGAAAATTTTATAGCAAAATTTAATGATAAAAAATTAACCAAGTGGTTCAATGCCGTTAGGTGGCGTAAGGTGATGTTTAGACTCTGGTTTCCAGTCTTTTAAATAATATTCTCTTAACTTTTTTCCTAGTTCGGAATCATTTGGCGTGTCTTCTACAAGTTTCATAACTTGTTTAAATCTATAATATGTGCCGTCCATAATTTATTATCGGTTTTGGTTATACTTTCTTAATTGAATAGAAGGAACTGCATTGTCAATAATCTCTGCTAGGTGACTATCTCTTACAATATATTGCTGTAACATATTTGTATGCTGATCCTTTCCTATTGTTTGGTTAAATAATCTAATATTCGTAACAGCTAAATTACCAGGCATTAGCGAATATTGTTTTTGAGTTACCCATCCTTGCGCAGCTGTAATTTCAAAATTGTGATCCATCACATTTTCTAATGTATCTGAAACTGGCATAGATGTTAATTTATTACTATTTGGATTTAGCTTGTATACATTGGCTGAAGTATTTAAGTACTTATTATTTAGATTATACACTAAGCCGTACCAATTACCATTAACTGGTGGTGTAGCAAATCCATATTCTAGAATTAAATCATTAATATATGCTTTAATAAAAGTTTGATTTACTGTTATTTTTATACCTTTATCTCCTTGCCATCCATCAAATATAGTTTGCTCTTGGGTAGCAGAAGTCATATTAGGTTTGAACCATGTGGTTATTGCTAAATTATTAGTATTCGGTAGTTGTGAAAATTTCTTGTATAATAAACATTCAATACCTCGATCTTTTACAGATTCTAAATCATAATGGTTTTTTGCAACAATCGTCCACTTGTTTCTAAGTTCTTTATCTGATATAACTAAACCGCTATGAATTCTATCTCTAACTCCATCTCCTACCTCAGAGAATACAGTTTGATATTGTGTAGATTTAGTAGTTTTTTCAAATTCATCTTTTTGCTCAGCACCAAATACTTCTTCAACACCAGTATAAAGATCATCTAATTGTTGTTCCATTGCTTGACCCTCAGCAGTATCTGTATCTATAATACTTGACGTACGTTCTTCATATTTAGATAACATTAATCTCCAGTAAGTCATGGTTTGATTAAACTCATCAGCAAAACTTACAGAAGATACTTCATACATTCTATTCATAATTGGAATGTACATATAGTCTCTAGGCCTTGGATGAATACCTGGTCCAAATGCTGCTTCCATTTGACCTTTTGTAATATGGATTTCAAAATCCTCGAAGCCCATTCCAAAAATATCATATTGGAATTCTCTAGTAGGCATCGCATTATCAGGAACCATAATCTTTAGGTTCCCTTGTTCTTTTACATTATATAGAGAATATTCTTTTAAGATTACATCTCTAGATCTTTGATCAGGTTCAACTCTAAAATACTGAGTATCGTGTCCCCACATATTAGCAGATAATTCACTAATCTCTGAATATATCGCAGTAGGTTTACTTAAATTATATGGATCGTAAATAGGGTCTGAACAATCAATTACTACATTTGTACAACCTGCTAGATATGGGTCATCACAATCTGTACAAAGTTGTGGACAAGATTGTATTGTACCGTCTGCTGTTTCTAATTCGAAAGTAACTGAAAGTAAACTTAAACTATGTAAAGATGAAAGTCTATGAACTTCTGTTTTTACATCAATCCAAAGTGGTTTTGTTGGATCAAAAGTCATACCTAGTAAATCTCTTGGGCCAATACTATTATTCAAAGGCCTTAACTCCGACATCTGTCCACCATCACTAGAAACGCTATCTTGTGACCATCTGAAATCATAGTTAAAATAATTATCTGCGTCTGTATATTCATAAAATTTTACAGCACTTGCAGAAAAACCAGCAGATTCTACAGTAGTAATAACATTTCCGTCAACACTATTAACCTGAAATATTTGAGACCCTGCAATAAACAAATTACCGGGACTTAAATTAAAATTAGTACCAGTACCAATAATTGTCGTACTACCTTGAGTTATTGCTAAAGTACCTACTGAATTAGGTGAGTTTACACCCACTAAAATATTCCAAGAAATAATACGATTAACATTCGTATATGGTTCCTGTAATTTAGCGAAGAAGTAATCCCCGATAGCATTCGCTGTAAAATTTGTTACTGCCATATTAAAAGAGTCTTAACTCTACTATTTTTATTATATATCTGACTCCCAATCGGTGATTAAAAGCATTTCAGGATTATCTTGTTCGTGGTGTTCTAATGCGTGAATAAATGCATTAGTTACACCCAAAGTTTCAACTGTATTATTCTCAGCTTGAAATAAATCTAAAGACTCTAAAAAGTCTTTTACTCTAAATATACTAAACTTATCTCCTTCTTTTAAAAGACCAGCTCTTACTAATATAGAATTAGATAAATGTAATTCGTGCATATTAAATAGATCAAACATACGAATACTCCCTCGTAGTGTTTTAATATCGTATTTAATAGTCTTAGCTTGATCTACTGTTACAATTCTATTATAGCTAGAATTTTTATTTAGATTAACTTTAATATATTTTAGGTTTGGCATAGTATCAAAAATCTGCCAAATAAAATAAATTGATGTAGCCTCTTTATGTATGTTTATACCACTAACAGATTTAAATCTATTAACATCTTTCTTAAAACCATATTCTAAATATTGAAGCATACGGTCTTTACTAACTAATACTACGTCATCGCTAGTTCTTTTTGCCTCGCTATCTCTATTTAATATACCCCATAATTTAAGATCTATTGAGTTATATTTGTAAAGAGTAATGTCTATGATCTCTGTAAAATAGTCTTCAACTTTTTGCATAAACTTGTATCTGTTCTTCAATTTTTTTCAAATCAGCGAAAAGATGGTCTTTAGCAAAAAGTTTTAATTCATTAAATTCTCTGCTTCCAATCTCGTTCCTGTCCATATATATGGTAACAGCCCTTTCACTTGGAATATATTTATCTGCTTTATTTTTAGCAGCCTTTTTGGTTTTAGTATAGAACCAACCTGGAACAGATTTGAATCGAGAAGCAACAGTTGCCCAGCATTCTACTACATTACCACCATTAATACCATTAATATTAAATAGTTGAGCATTACTAGGATATTTAATAGACATAAAACGATTAATCATAAAATGATGCCGCTTCTTTGTACTATTCTTTAATGTATTATATTGGGCTCTTTTCGTGAACATTATCTTCACGAAGTCAAATAGTTTAGTTTCGTCTAACATGTTTGTTATATGTTAATAAGTGGTAAAGTTTACTTACACCACTCGAGGAATGCCATATTATATGATTCCTCATAAGAATATCCTTCTTTTAAAAGTTTATTAGCCCATTTGGTAACTTCAGCTTTTAAACCATAAGCATTAGCTTCAGCTAGAATTTCTTCAATTAATAAATGTTCATCTAAAGTCATTAGAATAACTTTTTAGTTGGATCTTTTTTTGATGTATTCTTAGTCTTTTTACCTACTAACTTCATAGGAGACTTTGGATCTTCTTTTGGAATATCCATACCTGCGAAAGGGTCTGGTGCAAAGTTAGCTTTCTTAGCTCCTTCTAACCAATCAGTACCTTCTAGTATTTTATCCATCTCCATAATAGAATCTTTTGATTCAATTGCTCCTTCCCAATCTCTTTCAATAGCTTCATAGATAGCTTTTTGAATTGGATCTGGGATAGTTTTATTATGCAATAACATTAAAGCAATATTGGTAGTAAGATTAGTCTTAATTAAAGTAGTATTAGTATGTCCTATTACTCTATAGATAATATCTGATAGAATATCTTTTGCTTCTGATGAAAACAAGAAGTCAATTGTAAAGTCGTCATACTCTTTAATGTATTGTTTCCAGATAGTCTCTGCAGTTTTATCTGTGATAGAATAGTTTCTAAGTTTACCATTCTTCATTTCTTTTTGCCATGTAACAACTGACTGGATATTATCTGATTTATCACCTACAAGTATTTTCTTAAAGATAAACTCATCACAGTCAATCTCTTCTGTTTTAATCTTGTTAGCTTTTATCCAGTCCATAATATCGTTTTGATAATTATCACGCAACATAGACTGACCGCCCATATTGAATAACATATCATCATTTGAAATTTCTGCAGTAGCTGAAGTAGTCATATCCATTTCGAAACCTTTATATGCATAAAGTGTTTTCTTAGTATTGTAATACCACAATGTATGTGCATCGTTAGTTTGTGAATAGTTAACTAATTGAATTAGATCGCGATCACCTGACCATACAATACATGATTTACCTCTAGCATTTAGAGCGGCTGACCATCCGAAGATAACATCATCTGCTTCTGCGCCTTGGATCTGGTGTACAGTAACACCCTTGCTTGCTACAATCTTTTGAAATTCTTCATAGACTGCATATACCGATGGCCAGTCTACAGTTTGGTTTTGCTTTCTTGTACCTTTATAGTCTGATGCTGGAAATAGATCTTTACGCCAAGACTTTGAGTCTACAGCTAATACTACATCATCTACAAACATCTTAAGCTTACGCATCTCTGATGCAAAGTCAATAGATAATTTGCGCATAAACTGCGCTCGTTGTTTATCATCAGCAAGTAATTTGCCGTGCTTTGGTTTCGGTAATACGAATAGTCTACTGAAGACAAAGTAGTTACCGTCAATTAATAGTGTATGTTTTCCCACTTTCATATCTTATGTTTGTTATGCTTTTCTAGTACTAATATACGAAAAATATCTGACATAGAAAAATTATTTAACACTTTTTTAGCCTTTAATTATTCCTTGTATCTCATAAACGCAACTTAACATTGTGATTACGGGATCTATTACATGAACTCTCTGCTGTTGGTGTTTAGCTACAGAAATAATGATCTGTGGGATATGCTTAACCGATTGCAATTGTTCTTGTTGTATATATTCTACAAACTCTTCACCTAACGATTGTAGAATATCATCGACTCTATTAGAATAATTACTAACTAGTAGTTGATAGTTTTTAGCTGGATCAGTCTCGTTAAAGACTAATTCAAATACGTCTTTATAGACTGAGTTAAATCTCTTTACATCTCCAACTGTAATATTATTTGTACCTTGAGTTTTAAACCCTTGTAATTTGTTAAGCGTAGATCTAAGATCTGGGAAGTTACGCCTAACAAATTCTACTAGAGCTTCTTTCTCAATTGTCATTTCTTCCTGTTTACAAATATCATATACTCTACGAATATACTTCTTTGTTAACTCGGTCTCCTCTTCTTTATCAAAGTCAAAGTTAATAACTTCAAATCTAGATAGGATTGGGTCTGGCAACTTATTGATATAGTTACAAGTTGCGATAAATCTTGAATTGGATGCAAATTGCTCCATAGTAGCACGAAGTGCTTTAAAGAACTGATCTGATACACCATCGACCTCATCTAGGATAACTACCTTGAACATCCCAGGCCCATCCATAATTGAGACTGTAGAACAGAAATCTGTAATTCTAGTTCTAATTACATCTACAGAGGTATCTGTGGACGCGTTGATGTACAAATAAGGCAATCCAAACTGATTGACAATGGCTTTTGCAGTAGAGGTCTTACCTGTTCCTGGTGAGCCTGCAAATAGCATATTCTGGACTAGTCCGTCTTTGAACTTATTCATTACTGCATCAGGCAGTATTAGTTCTTCTAAATTTTTTGGCCGATACTTCTCGGTAAAAAGTTGGTTTATTGATTGCATACAACTATAAGTTTAATTGTTATAGTATCAGATGGCTAAAATGTTTCATAGATAAATATACTATATGAGTATACGAATTGAGAAGACAGGAGGCCCATGGCCAGCAAACCGATACGGTATTGTTCTAAAGTACTTACCAAGATTCTTAAGAAAGTTTCTAATAACTCACAGGAATCTTGCTAAATGGTCTGATGATGACCAATTCATGGAATGTGTTTTAAAGATACAGCGACCGAATTCTAGAACTAATACTAAGATTTATTGGGATGTGATAAATGATAGAGCAATAGATGAAAAAGGTCTAGAGCGTTCATATAATACTATTGATTGGTATTGTGCCATCTCACTTAAACCTATTAGGGCTAAGTTTATGAATTTCGATTTAAAGAATTTCATACACCCTGAATATTACGATGTCTTAGAAGCGCCAATGGTGGATAGTCGTATACTTAAATCATCAGTTGACTTTCGCAAGAAATGCAAAAAACTCCTGCTCGCAGAACGAGAGGAGTTTCTTAAACTTGCTAAAAAGAACGCTAAGTCTAATTTATCTACTTAGAATTATTTTCATTTTATCAGCAATTGACATTGACTCATGCAATTCAATTTTCTGATTTATACCTAAGTCTTCTTTTAAAGACTCCCAAGTTAATTCTTTAGATTCGTTCTTGGCTTTTTGTTTTTTCTTAATTTCATCGAAGTCTCCATTCTTAACTGCTTTTAAATCTTTTGCAGCCTGGTCTACATCCTTTTGATCTTGAGGAATCTCTTTATCTTTTAATTCCTTCTCTCTATCTTTAAGATCTTCTTTTTTCTTTTTCAGATCTTCAATTTCATCTTTTGCAACTTGTACTGCAGCTTCTTGGTCAGAAGATTTAGCCTCTTCGACTTCTTCTTGTGAACCCACAGCCTCTTGATAATTTGATTTTGCAGATCCAACATCGGCCTTTGCATCTTCAATCTCAGTAACATCTCCGCCAAGCTCAGCTTTAGTTAATTTAGCTTGTGCAATTTCTAGTTTTTTTGACATAACATCTGGGTGGTTTCTTGAATTTAATTTATCCATTAAACCCGGTAGTTCATCTTCTAACTTCTTAATTTGATCGTCCACTTTCTCAATATCTTCTGCACTAGGTGGATTGGAAGCCGCTACGGTTTCTTTTGCTTTTGTAATATCACCGTCAACCTTTTTAATTGCATCAGGTATTTCTGCTAATTCTTTCTCATCATCTTGTAATGACTTTTGAGCAGAAGCTAATTTATCTTGAGCTTTTTTAATTTCAGGATTTTTAGGTTCTTCTTCTTTTCCATCATCTTTCATTAAAGGATTACCACTATCTTCTGTATCGTCTTTAGTACTACCAGCTTTAGAATCTTTCTTTTCGTAATCTTCGCCCTTTAATGCAGCTCTTTGAGCTTTTAACTCTTCTAGGTAATCTTCTAAGTAGTAAATACCTTCTTGTGTTTTATCTTCTTGTTGTTTCGCTGCCGCTAGCTCTGCCTCTAATTTACTTTTTTGTTCCGGATCTGCGTCTGCTAGATCTTTCTTAATATCAGCAATTTTAGATTGTACAGGTGCAAGATCCTCATCCTTTTCTCTATCAATTTCAATTTGAATTTTCTTAATATCCTCTTCTAACTTAGGATCGACATCTTTTGAAAGCTCTTTAATAGCTTCATCTGCCTCTTTAGACTTGGCTCCCATTTTCTTAAGCTCATCAGCAGCCTCTTTTGCAGCATCTGATTTACCCTTTTCTTTTGCAATTCTACCCTTTTCTCTTAGGCCTTCTAGCTTTGTTTCGTTAACAATTTTCTTTTTAGTATTAGCATAAAGATCTCCTTCGCTACCACTTGGCATATTCTCCTCATACTTCTTTAGGTCTTCATTAGCATCTTCTAAAGCTTGTTTTGCCTGCTCTTTTACTTCTTCGAATTTTTCACTAAGATCTGACTTCTTATCTTTAAGTGCTTTAATTGTGGCAATTGCTTTTTGTTTGATTGCATCCTTTTTAGGACCAGCAGCTTCATCCCTAGCACGCTTCATTTTATCAATAGAAGCTTCTATTTTTTTTATTGCATCATATTCTTTAGCAGCAATAATATCTGCATTAGCATTAGAAAGTAAATCTTTATATTTACCTTTTAATAGAGCTATACCCTTTACGAAGTTGGCCTGTTTCTTAACCCATCCTAAGATTGCGTCTAGACTTTCGTTTAGTGGTCTATTTTCTTGAAAAAAAAAATCTTTATTTACAGTCTCTGTTATTTGCTTTGATAGTGTTTCTAAATTAGTTAGAATTTTATCCACATCTGCAATAATTTCTGCTCGAACCTTATCTCCTGTAGATTTAACAGTTTTATCAACTGGTATAGAAGATGTGCTAGCATTACCTAAGGGTGCGACATTTTGGCCTGGGTTTGAAACCTCACCTGCAGCAAACTCTTCAAATAATTTTACTTTATTGGTTTTAATCATTTTTCGATATATGTGTTTGTCTATGTTTTATATATCTAGATATTTTTGCTTAATTTTTTATATAAAAAAAGGCCCTCAAAAAGAGGGCCTTTAATATAAAGTTACTAATTGTTATTTAGATTATAGTCTAAAAGCGCCAACAGTAAATTTCTCGTATTGAGTTTGTGGGTGGAATCCAGCTTCAACTAATGCGTATCTAGATTTTACAGCTACTTTCGGAGCCATAGTACCTTCAACGATAGCTTGTACTGATTCAGCCATTAAGTAAGGCATGAATACAAGACCTGGACCGTTACCGTCACCTTTTCTACCAACTAATACTTCACCAGAGTCAAATGCAACTGAAGGGTCAGTATAGATGTTAATACCTGCTACAGAACCTAAAGGATAGATTGAACCTGCAACTTGGTTAACAGTGTTAGCCATTGGGTAAGCAACGAAACCTGCTACAGATTGTAAAGCAGATGCCATTTTACCAGCTACAACAGCGAAGTTACCTGCACCTCTTCTACCGTTTTGCGCGATTAAGTTCGCAGCAGCAAGGATTGAAGTTAAGATAGCTCTGTGTTGGTCAGCGATAGTTTCACCACCAGATAAAGCACCAGCAGCAGGAATAGTAAATCCTAAACCGTTAGTAGAACCAGCGATTGATCTCATCTTAGTTAAGATGTGGTTGTTGATAGACTGAGTTAATTCGTTAGTTAAAACTGCTTCTACTTGAGCAACAGCGTCAACACCGAATTGTTTTAGATCTTGAACTTGCTCTCTAGTTACAGCAGCAGCTACTTGGAAAGTCTCTGCAGAAACTGATTTAGAGAATAAGCTTAAGCCCATTACTTTGTCTTCAGTTTGTTCCCCAGTACCTCTATCAAAAGGAGAACCAGCGTCATCAGCACCAGAGAAACCAGGAATATGGTCTTCTAAAGCTTTTACTAATTCAGCACCAGCATATCTATCAGCAATGGTTGCTTCATCACCAGCTAACTCATCAACGATTCTGATGATTGCTTTACCGTCGATTCTTGAGAAACCAACTCTTACGTCAGTTCCTACTTTATCTGAATTTTTGTCACCATACTTGATGTAAGTTGGAGTTGTTGAACCAGCTACTTTACCACCTTCGTATACGAAGTCTAGGTAAGATAAAAGACCCATTGGTCCAGCCATAGGTACAACAGGTACTAGGTCTAAACCGATTGTTTGAGCAGCAACTTGCATTGCTAAAGGTAATAACGTTGGTGATTTGTCACCTGAACCGTTAGCACCTGCACCACCTTGTGCAGTATTGTTACCTCCTGGGAAGCTTGTTGCTCCCATACCAAAGATGTTACCAGCAGTGCCTAAGGCCATGATGTTTGCATCTTCATAAAGCTTGTGATTGTGGCAGTATTCTGACATCCAAGCTAGTTTTGCGCTTTCGTTAATTCCAGTTGCTTCCGAGATAATCGGAGACCAAGTGTTTCTAACTTCAGCTTCATTAATTAAATTTGCCATTTTGTTAAATTGTTTTTTTTAATGGTTTTGTTTAAGCGTTCATTTCTGAACTCGACTTGCTTGGAGTTTCTGCTTCTTACTCCTTTATCGTCGATTAATTATATATCTTTACTTTTTAAATCTTTTCTTTAAGCTTTCAGCGTAGCTAGACACATCGTAAAGTGGCTCGTTCTTCTTCTCAGCAACTGCTGATTCGTTAACGGGAGCTAACTTTTCTAGGTCAACTTTTACCTCTCTTAGATCTCTAGTTTCCCAGAAGTTTCTAACTTGATACTCAGTTTTTAGAGTATGGTATTTTGATTGAGCTTTGATTTGATTTTGTTTAGACTCAGAAAGAGCTTCGAACTTTTCTTTGTACTCTGCAGGAGCTGCAGTGATAAAGAATGGTTCAGCTGTTTTAGCTTCTACAACTGCTTCAGCAGATTCAACGATTGCGTTGATTTCGCCCTCAGTCATAAAACCTCTTTTAGCAACTCTTTGTCTAACTTCAGTTTTAGCATCTTCGTTTAGAGCGTTATATTTATCTTGAGTTGTGCTAGATACAACTTTAAAGAATGATGGATTTTCATTTTCTTTAACTTGTGCAGCCTCAACTAGAGCGTCTAACTTAGATGAAATTTCTTTTTTGTAAGTATCTAAAGCAGATTCTTCAACTTCTTCAGTTTCTTCAACTTCTTCAGTCTCTTCAACCTCTTCAGTTTCTTCAACTTCTTCAGTCTCTTCAACTTCTTCAGTTTCTTCAACTTCTTCAGATTCTTCAACTTCTTCAGTTTCTTCAACTTCTTCAGTCTCTTCAACTTCTTCAGCTTCTTCTTCAGTAACTTCGTCTTCAACTACTTCTTCAGCACCTTCGCCAGCTTCGTCTTCTTCTTCAACTTCTTCAGTCTCTTCAACTTCACCTTCTTCGTGATGTGCTTCTTCAGTTTCTTCAACTTCTTCAGTTTCTTCAACTTCCTCAGTTTCTTCAACTTCCTCAGTTTCTTCAACTTCTTCAGTTTCTTCAACTTCTTCGCCTTCTTCTTCGACTACTTCTTCAGCACCTTCACCAGCTTCGTCTTCTTCAGCAACTTCTTTAGTTTCTTCAACTTCAGTAGCTTCTGTTTCTTCAACTTCTTCTTCAGCAACCTCTTCAGTTTCTTCAACTTCTTCTTCAGTTACTAAGTTTTCGTTAATTTGAGTAGCAATATATTCTGCATACTCAGAAACGTTCTGTAGATTTTCTTTCAAATACTCTACATAAGATAATAAGTTCTCAGAAGTTTCAGTACCTTCATTATATTGTTCAGCCAAATAGTTAGAAAAATCTTTAACTTTGCCAACAGCTTCAGCTAAATGCTCAGAGTATTGAATACCTTGATCTAATTTTTCTGCTACATTTTCTGTATATGAAATACCTTGATCGGCTTTTTCAGCTACATGCTCTGTATATTGGATTGACTCGTCTAATTTGCCAGCTAAATACTCTACGTATTCTGAGAGAGTATTAACGCGCTCGACGATGTGGTCGTTATGAGACTTTACGCTCTCTAACGTGTTATCTTCGCTATTCGCTCCGATAGACTCTTTAATGCCTTTAATTTCGTTAGCTAAGTACTCAGAATACTTGTGGAAATCTTCAGCCTTTACAAATTCTGCCATGTTTTTATTATTATTTGTTTCTATATTGGTTTCTGTAATTTCTTGTGCTACTTCAGGAGCTTCTACGCGACCGCCGTTCATTTCGTAGATCCATAGGCCTGAGTTATCATCAAAGCCATAAGATTCATTTACTCTCTTTAACTCAGCATTAGCGAATCCAGGATCTGCTACTAAGTCATAAGTAAATAATTGCTTGATTTTAACTTTACCGTTAGATTCAACGGCACCAGCTGCTCTAGAAGAGATTTGTAAAGGTACTCCAGCATCAACAAGAGCTTTAGCTTGTCTACCAGCATCAGTATCTAAAAGTCTAATTTTACCTTTAACTTGTTTGTTATCTTTGTCGTAATAAAGTTCTTCAATAATGTGTGAAACATTCTTAAGAGAAACATCAAACTGTTGTGGGTGATCTAATTCACCTAATAGTTTAGAAGATTTAATCTTATCTTGTAATTGCTGAATTTGAGGAACATACTCATCTTCAGTGTAGATACGATTATTTTTATTCTTGGAGTCAATTTCTCCGAAGATACCTTCTAGAATGTACTCTTTGTTTTCACCTTCAGCTACTTTTAACTGAGATGAAGACATTTCTACGATCAATAAGTCGTTTTTGTTTGCCATATCTATGGTTTATCTATTTTTATTATATATCTTGTTGTATTATACAAATATCTTAATATCTTTTAGACGCCTGCTAATGGGTCTTCTTCTCCGCCACCAGCATCTGCTTCGGCTTCTTTCTCTTCTTCCTTCTCTTGCTCAGCGTCCTCTGCCGATTTATCTAAATAATATGCTACTAGAACATCCATCTCACCTTCTGCGAAAGCATCTACTCCATACTCTGCATAGAAGTACTCTTTAAATTCGCCCTCTGTTTTAGAAGAAGTAATAACTCCTAATATTTCAGCGGATTTGATTGTAGGGCCAGAATCTAATTTTAAGTCTTCGACATAAATTTTAGAGTCTTCACCTGCCTTCATAGCATCCTCTGCTATAAAATCTTCAAAGGTTTTAATTATTTTAAAATCGTTTTTCATAATTTATATATCTCTTTTTCTGGCGAATCTAGGTTAAAGTGCATTCGGGTCCTCTTTCTCAGGCTCCTCTGCATTATCTTTAGCCTCCTTTGCCTTATAGGCTTTGTTAGCTCTAATCTCGTCGTCAGTTAATTTTAAGTATTTAGTTACTAGATATTCTTGGTCGAAATAGTATTCTTCTTCCATAGTTTCTGGATTAGTTGTCATTAGAGAGTCTCTCATACTTGCGATAAAGTCTAATCTCAATTGCATGATTTCTTGCTCTTTTAATTCTGCAAATACATTCTCTTCATTATATCTTAAGGCTACTTGAGTTTTAAACTGTGGATCGTCTACAAACTCTGGGTACTTAAGACACATTTGAATATAAAGTGGTTTTACTAGTATCTCTTGGAAGACTGATCTTAGACGTTTGATAAATTTACCAAACTTAATCTCATCTCTTACCATACCGTCACCAGCTAGTGCGTAGTCACCACCATCATCTTCATATAAGAATCTATTGTAAGGAATTTTTGAAACCTCTTTTAATTTATCTGAGAAGTATTTAAGTGCGTCAGTGTCTGATAGATCTGGGCCATCACCACCAAGGGTTTCAATTTCTGGCGTTTCACCGTCTTTAGAAGGTAACCAGTATTCTTTAGAGAATTGTAACATTGGCTTACCATCAGTTTGTAATGTTCCTGATTCAAAGTCAAAGTCTACAACTTCTTTATAGTTATTCATTAGCTGTGCCAATGATTGTTTTGCTCTTGTTTTAGATTTACCACCAACAGGTATAATAAACTTCATTCTAAATGAAGCGTTAGTTACTGCCCATACCACTCTGGTATGTTCCATTATTCTCATTAAGTTAAATGATCTTACTAATCTCTCAACGTAACTTACTCTTGAAGCAGTTGAAAGGGAAGAATATGAAATGTAAATAATTTGAGAATCATAAAGTACTCTCTCCTTTACAGGATCGTCTTTATATTGAATCCATACTTTCTTACCATCTTCTTTATTGTAACCTGGCATTAGAGTAATAGGATCAATTTCTTTAAATCCAATAATTTCAGTTTGGTCTGGGGAATAAATTATCTCAAACGATAAGTAACCATCAACTAGGAACTTTCTAAAGAAGTACCATGCTGATTGTTCACCATTAAATCCAAAGTAGTGATAGATTTGTCTAAAGTATTTGTTCAGGTCTTTATTAACCTGGTCTGAGACATCAAGTCCCATAATCTCTGGTTGTGCAAAGAAGTTCTTTTCATCATATACCACTGCCTCATCACAAAGAATATCTAGAATATCTTCAACCTCATCATTCATTGAGAATCTTCTCAACTCATCTCTCTTACCTGGATAATCAATGTCAAAGAAAGGTACATTCTTTTTCATGTTGATGTCACCCATTGATAGTGCTGCAAACGCACCATAGATGTCATCATTATCTAAACCAAATGGATTCATTTCCTTATAGCCAAATTGGTCTTCCATTGGACCAATAGCTTGGGATTGACGTAGAACCATATCATCATAGCGCATACCAAAAGAACTTAGCGTCTTCAGTGCACCTGAGAGGCTAAATGGTCTTGTGTTAGAACTAAGTGGTCCGTTTCTTTTATCTGCAAATCCTGCCATAATATAGTATTATTTCTGTTTTATATATCTCATTTATTTAGGTGGTTTCTGAAGGCTGCTCTAATCTTACCAACTGATGAGTTGTTTAACTCTAAAAAGTCGCATAAGGCTATTTTTGCCCAATGCTCATAAGATACCACCTGTTGTTGTGATTTACGACTAGCTTTATATTGTCTAATCGCAAAATCAAAACCATAACGTTGTAAAAACGATTTTGCACCTCTATAACTTAATGATAGTGGTGCTTGAGCTCTAGCGTTCTCTGCCTTAGCGCCACTAGTCTGCCCATTAATATATTGTTTGTATTGTTCGTATACAAAATCTAAAAGCTGTTCTTTGATAGGTACCGGTAACATGTTTAAATTAATACCCATATCATTACCTGAATCTGATGGGTCTAAAGCTAATACTACTGGATTACTATCCCACCAAAATGCTGAAACTGGATTTTCATATCTAAAAACATATATTTTTCCAGGTTCAAATCTTCGCATCGATCTAGCAACCGATTTTACTCTTATAGATTTAGATGTGCTTTGGAACCATTCTTCTGCATCGGATGCAGCCCTTCTCTTTCCGCCAGCTTCTTTACTTAATGCCCTTATGTCTTTTAGTACCTGTCCCATTACTTAAGAGTTTTTTCTGTTAGGACAATAAACCTCCAACCCCTATTTTCACACCATGCATTTGCATAGGCGTATTTGTCTCTGTTCTTAATATACTGTTCAGCTAAAAATTTATATGAATTAAGTGCCTTTTTAGATTTAGTTTTTGGGGGAAGTGGTTTCTTAATCTGGGCTTCTGGTTTTATTTCAACCAACCACTCTACAGGGCCTTCATCGCCCTGGCCCTTTGTCTTCATATAGAAGTCTGGGTAGTACTTATGTTCTTTCTTGTCCATTGTAGACATGTACTTAATCGTAACAGGCTCGCTGGACCACTTTAATACGTTATCTTTCGTATCACACATAATCATAAACTTTCTTTCCCAAGAGGAACGATAAATGATCGGAGTTGGTCCGATATATCTGTCAGGTTTTTCTGGGTTAAAATAGCCTTGTACAAATCCTGAGTTACTGCTTGGTTTTAAGTTCTTTATTGACATTTATATGTTAAACATTCCGCCTTCCGAGCTACCGCTATTGGTGTTAATCTTATCCATAGAAAGTGTATTTTTATATTTCTGTGGATGTAGTTTATTCCAACCCTTAGCGTAACCACGCTTTGCTATTTCTGTAAAATATGCAAATGCATTAGTATATTTAGGATTGAAGTTTCTCCAATACTTTAATAGGTCTAAAATAGCAAATTGTAGACAATCATTTTTATCATCTGAATTTAGATATACTAATCTATTTATTGCTCTTTCAGCCAGAAGTATTAACATTTTCTCTGCGTCGGGCGTTAACTTATCCGCCTCTTTTGAGAGAACAATTTGATCATATAGATCTCTATTGTTTAAGTAATTCTTTTTTCTTGGCACGTTTCGTTCTAATTATTTACTAATTATATGAAAAAAAGCCCATTTGTTTCGAAATGGGCTTTTCTAAATTTAAAATTAAAATTTAAAACAATTATACGTTGTCTTCTTGTGAAATATTAATCTTGTACTTTTCTACTCTGAATGGTTTGTTCTCTACGAATACAGTTAAAATATCATTCTTACCTGCTTGATTAAATTCAACAGCATCAACTTTAACCTGCGCGTCTTCTGGTAAACCGCCAACCTCACCTTTTAAAGATGCATTTACATAACCATCCTCAATACCTAATTGTTCTTCTTCTAAAACCTTTAAATCTGATTGGATTTTTTTAATTTCAGTTTCGATTAAATTATCTGCAGCTTTAATATCTGGTAATGTTCTATCAACTTCTGCTAATCTACCTCTTTGGTCGAATAGGAAGGATAACATTTCTTTATATAGGTTAATCTTATCATCTTTTACTCTACTAACACTAGCAGCAGCCTCTAATAAATCAGAAAACTGTTCAGTTATATCTGCACCTGTTTCGGTTGCAACATACTCAACAGCAGCATCTGCTAATAGTTGTTGGAATTTATCTAATTTAGTATCTTCGTTTACTCTATAAGTATACACTCTATTTTCTGCTCTCATTGCTAAAACTGTAACTTGACCAGACTTAGATTCTGTTAAGAAATCTAAAACCTTAAAAGTATCAAAGTTTTCTGAAGCTAATTGAAACATCTCTAAGACTGCTTTATCCTGGTATTTAATATAACCAACATTAAAGAATCTTTCTGATAATCTCTCTTCACTACCCATTGTCACTTCAATATTACCTGCAAAGAATTTACCTGATTCTTTGTTATATCTAAAGTTAATTGCAATTGAAGAAGATTTAGTCTCTTCTATTTTAGCTTGAGTAGCATCTAGTTCTTTGGTAACTTCTGTTAGAGCGTCACCCTTTTTACCAGCTAGTTTTAATTCTTTTGCTTTACCTTCTAAAAAGGAAGCAGTTTCATTTAATTCAGATAAAGTATCGAATGCTTCTACAGCACCCTCTTCTACTTTATTTAGAATTTGTTTTCTATTATAGTCATATAAAAAAGAGATGCCTTCGTTAGTAATTTCGAAAGACTTATTAGCAGCAACTAGGCTATTAAATAAATCATTATTCTCATCAACCTTCTCAATATGATTGCCTGTAATTTTAAAGTTAGCACCTGCAGCATGAAATAGGAAACCTTGTCCTTGTTCTAAAATAGGCGATGTTAATTCTTTGTTTATTGAATTTGTCATTTCAAATTATTTATGTTTTCTTATACTATATATCATCCAAATTTCCTTTCACAGAGAAGTTATCACCGAAGAGCGCTGAATTAGGCTCATCCTTAGGTGGGACGACTATATTACTATTTCCAATTGTAAACATTCTATTCGATTGTTTCTTACGTCTAGATACTCTCTTAATCTGAGTTTCTGTATTCTGTAGATTACCTAAAGTGGCTGCTACTGCTGGATCTGAGCAACTTAAACCATCTTCAACTTTTATCCATTCAATACCGTTTGATTCCCATTTAGCAGGATAATAACTATCATAATAAACATTAGGTGTAAAACCTGGATCGATAAACCCATTTGGATTTTCATAATCACCACATACAGCATTTGCATAATTAGTTCTTGTATACTTTCTATAAGTATCTTCTTCAAAATCAAATGAAGGTATAAACGAATTAATTTCTAAACTAAATGTTATTTTATGGTTTGCTTTATCATCAAATGAATATTCAATTGGACGTTCTTGTGTATAATCTTCTGGCATCATATACTCAGATGAGATTCTATAAGTACCCTCTTCTAAATGTCCAGCATCTACATGATAAAAATTAGCCTTATACATTTTTTTAACAATAGCCTCTGTAACTTTAAATAGATCTAACTGACTTGATACTAAAATCTCAATATCGACTCCTAATACTACTGGAATCATCTCAAACTCAGCGACAAAGCCTTCCATTAGACCCTGCTCATTCATCATCGAGTATTGACCCATATTTCTTTTATTAACTAGCTTAGCAGGGTCTACATTAAATGATGTTAGATTTACAATACCTCTTGGGATTTTATCATAATTACCATCTGCGAATTCACCATCAGGGTCACAGCCTAGCCCATTGACATTAGAGAATAAGAAATTATCTTTCATAAAATTCTCATCACCAGAAACTGCGTAAAAGAAGGGTACATCTACCTCGGCTCTCTCATCATTACTAATCTGTCTCCAAAAGCTTAATTTGCTATTGAGGTCTGCTAATAGTCCGACAACAACATGTCTAATAACTGAGTCGTCTTTATTAAATTTTAAATTATATGTAGCCATAGATTATATATCAACATTTACTGGTAACAAAAATGGCCAATATTTCTATTGGCCATTTTTAATTATTTTGGTTAAGTTCTATTAATAACTAGTGTCGTTACCATTACATTCATTACCGGTTGGATCTGCATTCCATTCCGGAACTGCATCACCGATTGGAGAAGGTGTTACGTCAGCTAATCCAGCGGCAGATTGAGATAAAGAACATATTTGTCTTGCTTGTCCAACACCAAGTGGTGAAGAAGCTGTCGCTGCTGTTGGATTTTCAATATCAGCTTGCTGTAGTGGATAATATTTATACATTACAGGATTTCCACTTTCGTTAAGTAGTGACCAAATTTCACCAGCGTAACTTGTAAGTGTAGTTGTAGTTGTAGTTGCCTCAGCTACAAAGTTAGTATAATAATCTAGGTTACTATCTGCCCAAGTTTTCCATGTTGCTGCAGGAGCCTTATCTTGGGGCATTGACCCGTTATTAAGTACATTTCCGGCGTCTTCATTTAACTGCTTAATATGTTTAATTGCTGCAACAAAAGCATCATTACCAGTTCCAGCTTTAAATCTAATATACGCATTGCTTTCTTCTAACTGAGGATTGTCCGCATTATCAGGCGGAGGTGTAGGTTGTGTACCTGTTGTTGTAGATAGTTGAGGTTGTCCCTCATTGTTACAAATTAAATATGCTATGTGCCATGTAAATCCTGCTCTAGCTTCATTTATCCCGTTAATCCAATAAGAATCAGTTAATCCTGAATAGACATTAGATTCTGCTTGTTGATTAGCACGAATTAATCTAGTATTAGGCCCAAAGGCTGTATAATTTGAAGGTGCTGAATGAACGGTACCTGTGAAAACAGACCATATTCTTGAATTGGTGTTGGTAGCCATAATTAGTTTTTAATCTTTTTTGTTTTATTATATATCCCCGTTAATCTATACTTTCGATAGTAAACTTAGAGAAGCCATTCTCTCTATATATTTGAATCTTCTTATCAAATATCTCATGGGGTAACACAGAGTGGTTGATTACAAAAGTATTTATCTTATGTTCTTTGATAACTTGATTAAGTATCTTAAGAATATTATAGACTCCATCATGGTCTACAGAAGATAATAACTCATCTAAGAAAAGAAGGTTTAGTTGCGGGAACCTTAGTTTTAGTATTTTAATAATAGCAACAATAACAATAAAGTCTGCCTTCTTACGCTCACCTGTTGAAAGTGTCATTGGATTAATATCTTCACCAAGGTGATTAATAATACAATTAAACTTTTCATCAAATCTAATATGGAATTGTAGGTGCATGGTTTGAGCCATGGCTGCAATATTAGTATTAAGTCCTGGTAGAATAGTTTTAACTGCTAAGTTCTTGACACCATCTTCTCCTAAGACTTGTTCAACGATTTCCATAAAGTTGTAGTCTACATTTAACTGATCTTTACTTACAGATTTCTCAGCCTCTTTCTCTTCAAACTCTGTAATAAGTCCTCTTAAGTGATCGAAGTCAGCTCCTTCTGGAGTATCTTTTAACTTCATTAATTCCGCCTTAAGACCACGCATCGTTACTTTATTATCTGAGATCTGACCTTCTAAATCTAGTTTAGCAGTTCTAGCCTTTAAAACTTTATCTTGTAGAGCATCCATCTCTGTTTTAATAGACTTAATATCATTTGTACTGGCATCAATCTTTTCAGTAAAAGAATCTTTTTGTTTTACGTGCCAATCAGAAGTTAACTTAGTTTCACATGTTGGGCAATGTCCACTTTCATATAACTTTAATTTCTTATTTAGATAATCAATTTCTCTTTTAATATCTCCAGCCTCAGTTCTCTTTTCATTGTAGTCTTTATTGAACTTATTCATCGCATCTTCTTCCTTCGTACGATTAGCTTCAATATCTAATACAGTCTCATGTAGAGTAACTAATTGGTCTTTTAATTCTTGGATCTTAGATTTATTTGCAGTTTTAGATTCTGCAAGTAGAGTATTTAATTTACCTTTAACTGATCCAATTGAATTCATTATCTCATTTAACTCAGCATCATAAGCATCAATATCAAATTTAATATCTCTACGTTCGTCTTTGATTTGCCTTTGCATATCATTAAGAATAGAGAAACCAAACATTCTATCAATAATCTGCTTCTTGTCTTGATTTGACATAGTTAAAAATGATTTGAAATCATTTACTGATAGAATAATTATATTCTTAAATACGTGATATGGAATACCGAATACTTCGTCTTCTAAATACTCTTGTACAGATTTCTTACCTGCTTTATCAAACTCAACTCCATTAATTAAGACGCTAAATCTATTTGGTGCAATACCACGCTCTATTTCTATAGCCATAGTACCACATTGTAAACCAATCTTTACATGAAGTTCTTTGTTAATACGATTAGGTAGGTCTGCTAATTTAACACCTTCTACTTTTCCATATAGAGCATAGATAATAGCATTAGCAATAGTAGTTTTACCATCACCATTTTTACCTAGAGTTAAAAATAACTCAGATGTATCTTGTTTAAAATCTATTCTTTGTCTTTGGTTTCCGTATGAAGCAAAGTTCTTAAACTCAATATAGTCTATTCTCATTATTTGTCGGTGTCATAATTGTAAGCACATTGCGTATACAATTGTTTTAACTTGCTCTTTAGTTTTAGAGCTAAATCCTCGTCTTGTTTCATACCATCAATATACATATTGCAAAGATTAAGAATATTGTAATTCTTGTACATCTCTTCAATTTCATTAATGTCATAAAAGTCTTTATCGATATATGAATCTTCTTCATAAATATTCGGTTCTAACTTTCTAGAAATATTTTGAATTTCATTAACCAACTGGCTCAATGCATTGGTTGTAGCGATTTGCGATGGTACGAATAGATCTACAAAGTTATTTCTTATTTGCTCCTTAAACTTGCCGAGAGGCATATCATATAGCGCTTTAATATTGTATCTTAAAAACTTAGGGGAAATATGATTCTCAAAGAAAGTCTCTTCCATTGTTTCTAGATTAACTAGGTCAAATCCTTTCGTATTATCTCTATCAGATCTTGTTAATTGATATGGTACACCGACCATTAGTAGTTTACCTCTTTCCTGTCTAAAGTGAATATGACCAGAGTAAACTCTTGTATATTTGTCATAGATGTTAGAATCTGTACCATGCTCATTTTTAACTTTAGCATTAAGGTAAATACCTCTAACTTCTGAGTGACAATATACAATATCTGCTTGTGGATAATCTGCTAGAGTTTCTGCTTCATGTTCTGCATCTCTTCTCCACGGCATTAATAATATATTCTTACCAGACCAATTTAAAAGTTCTGGCTCTTTGTAAACCTGTACATTAGGAATCCATTTTAAACTATCGATTGATGAAATATCATTTGAATTCTTAGCCCAAATATCATGGTTACCACAGATTACATAACATGGTAGAATTTGACCTAGTCTTTCAAATAGATCCACGGCATAGCTTAATACCTTAATATTAATAGACTGTCTATTATCAAAGGTATCTCCTACTTGTACTAATACATCACCTGGTTGTACATGCTTCTTCAATGTTGGGATAAACATATTCTCGAAGAAGTCTTTTTGGATATTTAGCCACTCGACCGAGTTTGCTCTTACACCAAAGTGTAAGTCTCCAAGGACCCATACTCTTTTAGCTCCCTGTTTAATTACCTTGGGTTCAATCATTTAAAATAACTTTTTAATGTTCTTCTTTTCTAAAATACCTGTTTTTCTATCTAGCTCTTGAATAAGATCTTCCTTATATACATTTGAAAGTGAACTATAGAATTTTACAGGTCTAATATCAAAGTAAATACACATTTCACTAAAAATATCGATGCGACTCCATTTAGCCTGCATATCACCTATAATATAGCCGTAAACTTCATTAATATCCGTCTTTCTTAGTTTATTACATTTACCTAGTTCGTCTACCTCATTAAAAATTTTAAACCTAGAAACTGTAATTAGATCATGTATCGTACGAGCTATCATCTCGTAATGAATCTTTTCCTCTTCGTCTAGTTCTTCTCTTAATGATGGATCCAACTCAAAACTAATATTACTTAGTTCAAATTCTGGTGTGTCAAAACTGTTATTAAAAATTTTATCATTTGCCATATTTAATTTTGTTTATTTTAAATGCTATGAATGCTAGAAGTACTAATATCTTCTGTTTCTATTAATCGCATAAAGTTATAGTCAACATTCAACTTACATTTATTTCCTTTACCCTCACCATCTCTAATCTTAAGTACCTTTAACCAATACTCTTGGTTAGCACGCATTAAGTCGTCTTGAATAATACCAAGCATTACGTCAGCTGTATGTGAAAGACCTGCAGATTCTGCAACGTCTGACATGGAAATATCTGAAGAATTATAGCCGTTTCTGTTTATTTGAGTTGCAGTGACGATCAACCAATTGTTACGCATACCCATAGCACGAAGGTCCTCTGCAATTTGCTTGATCTTCATATATGTATTCTCCGTATTTTGGTTACGATAATTGGCTAAGATGTTAATATAGTCAATTACAACTGCGCCTACTTTAATCTGTAACTCCTCTTCTATTTGTGCAACGTAAGCTTCAATATCTAAGACTGTAGCTTGTGATGTTGGAAATTGTTTTACATAAAGATTTCCAGGTGGAGTAAATCCATCTCCAACCGTTTCTAATCTTCTTTTAATGTGATCTCTATTTTTTGCCTTCTCAGCATAATCATTAATACTAATATTAAGAAGGTTCGAACCAATTCTTTTTACAAATTTATGGGCTGCCATTTCCGCAGTAATTACTACAGTATTAGTTCCCATCTTAACAAAGTTAGCTGCGTCGTTTGCTAAGTAAATAGATTTACCAATATTCTGTTCACCAGCATAAACTACAAGGTTACCGCCTTTGTCATAACCACCGCCTAACATTCTATCTAAGAAATTGTAACCTGTACTAACTTTCTCAGATTCTTTCTGGTCGTGGGCATCAAAATCAAAGAAGTTAAGACCAAGATCAGAATTAAATGTTAGGTTATTTCTATCGTTAATTAAACCCTTTACTTTGGTTACGATAGCTTCTACGTTTTCTGGATTAACATCAGTGGTTTTAATATACTCAATTGTATCTGTCAATGAGTTATTAAACGTTCTCCACTTAATCCAAGCTTCTGCAGTATTAGTTAGCCACTCTTCATCGTATTTGTCTAGGTCTACATCAAAGATCATATCTAAGATACCTTCTGAAACTCTCTCCTTAGACTTAGGATGATTTTGAACTAATAGCTTTAAATTCTCTCTAGTTGGAGTCTCATTAAATTTAGCATAGAACTTATTAGCTAAAAAACTTAAGGCATCAATTTCTTCTGAAGCATAGAAGTTAAATTTAATTGCCTGTAGGTATTTTGGCTTCTCTAATGAGATTCTAAAGAATATTTTTTCAAAGTCTTGTCCGAACTGCATATTATTGTTTTTACTTATTCTATGATTAATTCACCGATTTGTTTAGAATATGGTTCCTTTTCCCATAGATTAATTGCTATTGCCTTTCTAGTACCGCGTGTAACTTGCTGTACTGTATGTGGATCTTGTCCAGCTTGAAATATGATAAATCTATTAGGTCTTGCTTTGATGATCTCTGGGGTTGATTCTCGGCCATCTGCATATATAGCTAATTCACCGCCATCAAAATCTTGTCCTGGTGGATAATATACACTACCTATTAATGGACTTACAACTTCTTTTGTTTTTTGCCACCACGCTTCATCTTTATCAAAATGGATTGGTAGATTATTAATATAACCGTCATTTAGATTATCTGCAGACTGATGTCCAGTCCAATATTCAAAACCATCTATATTAAATTGCTCGCTAATAGGACAGTGGTCTCCCCAGACATATTGAATTATACGTTGAGTTGTATTTTTAGCCGGAGTATTCCACCAGCCGCTATACCATTTGTATGCGCCAGGCTCTTTAAAGATCTGACTATAATTCTGTTCTATTTCTTTTAATAGATTTTCATCTTTAATAAAATTATCAAATACTGCTATCATTCAAATGGGTTAATTAAGATTTTAAAAGACTCTTTACCAGGCTCTTCATTTGTTTGTTCACATAAACCTAATATTACCAATTCTTTTGCAGATTCTAAAATTTTATCTGGATCTGATTCTGGGAATCTATAAGTTTTTAATGCATGGTAGGTAAAGCTACCTTTATATCTGTCAGGATTTCTATTGCAGAGTTTTACTTCAGCTTGTAAAACGTCTAGCGCCGTAGGATAATCTGGTAGATCTTTTTCTATCCCTAGGATATACTTGATCGGCAGTTTATCTTTATTCAACTTCATTTTCTGCTGCTAGTAACTCGTCTACGTTTAGCTCTCTATGTTCAGTGCTATAATTGAATATTGGCTGAATTCTCTTTTCAATCTTTTGTAGAATCTCTTCTGTAAATACTTTGCTAGTAAAGAATTCTGCATTAGGAACTGCTTCGTCTAGGTGTTTACAAATCCAGCCTCTTGCACTGGCCTTAGGTGTTTTAACTCCCTTTTCAATACTACCTTTTGCAATACCTATTTCTTCCCAATCAATATATTGTTCTAGGCCAACATATCTGTTCATACCTTCTGTAAAATGTAAGTGGAACTTAATTGGATGTGGTTTTGCAAATCTGTTTTTATTTGGTTTTGCAGTTACAATAATACCAGTCTTTTCACCACCCTCTTTAAGTTGTGCTTTACCTAAGAATAAAACTATTGAAGCTGCATATTCTGGTCCAGTACCACCACCTGCTACCGTTTGCGAAATAAACGATTGTGTTTGGTATGTGTGATTAGTAAAGATAAATGGTATTTTAAGATCTGCTAAAGGCGTCATAATAATTCTAAAGATAGACTTTAAGATTTTAGATCTAGTCATATCTGATTTTTCAGAACCTGATTTAGCATCTTCAATTTCTTTTGCAGTTGCTAAGTTACCAGCTGAATCTAAGATAATCATTACTTTAGGAGTTTCACCACCAGCTCTTTTTACCTCTTGCATTTTAGAAGTAATCGTAGTTACTGATTGGCGAAAATCTTGTACTGTATTACATGGTTGGTAATTGACTTTATTAGTATCAATACCAAATTTCTTCATTAGCTCTCTATCAACTGCTGCTTCTGAATCATAAAAGATAACACTATAACCCATATCAATTGCTCTTGCAATCGAGTTTAAGATTAAGTATGTTTTACCAGTTCCTGAAGGACCTGCAATCGAACATGATCTATT